TCAAAAAGCCTTTTATTTATTTCCTTAATGGCTCCATTTACTTTTTGCCTAGAATTCTTTGATTCGTCTTTCTTAAATGTTCTATAGTTCTGGTTATATATCTCTTTTACCATCTTATATCCAGTACTAGCAGTAGCATTCTTTTCTTTCTTCTTTTTAGACTCTTCATCATCTCCTGTAAACGCGTATGGTGTTTGATAACCTGGAACATTTGCAGTAGTAGAAGCCTCTTCTATTTCTTCCTCATTGATTATCTCATCAATTATTTCCTTTAACTTATTACTTAGTGACAACTTTAATCTCCTTCAACAATTCATATAAATTCATAATAGTTGATATGTGTTTATCATCTACGCTTTTAGATTTTTCTACTTTTCTTAATTGATTTGCAACTTCTTTTAATTTAATTGTGGTTATCTTATCATCAATTTTATTTACAGATTTTAATATATTCTTTCTTCCCTTAGAAGCTTCTTCTCTTATATAATTAAGAGTATTTCTTCCGTTACCAGTTATATACTTTCTTAATAATGACTTTTGTTCTTCAGTTAAAGTTTTTCCATATTGTTGATTAAATTTTTCTAACAATATTTTATAGCTCAAAAGCCTTATTTCCTTATCTTGACTCGTATATTCTTTTAATACTTTTTCTTGTGTAGACCTT